TTTCGGTTGTTACTCTCGTCATCTCTTCTTCCTTGTCCAGTGTTGTGTGACAGTGTACGCTCCTTATCGTCCTTTTTCAATAGGTCGGTAATACCCTTCGACCATGTGAAGCCAGCATCGCCGCCCCACAACGCCCAAGCGATACGACCGTTCGAAGGATAGCCTTTCTCGCCGGGGCGGAAGCCTTCTGCTTCCTTGTCAACCTCGTGGCGAGCGAAGAACGAATGCATCCGCTTGACCGTGCTTTCAGACAGACGCTTGCCGTTGGTAATATCACGAGCGCGAGCGATGCCAACTTCAGTTCCGCCACGTCCATGCTCACGCCGCCACGCGAGACCGCGTTCCGCCTCTTCGACCATTCCACCTGTAGGCTTATAGCTCGCCATCGTCCTGCTCCTCGCCGCTTTCTACATCTGGTGTAGCTGGTGACTTGTTGCCGAACGGCTCGAACGCCATAGACAGACCGAAGCGTTCGGCCATCTCTTTATCGCTTTGGATTTGCGAGAATAGGTCTTCTACATCGCGTCCGTAATTGTTGGCGACATCGGTCATGCTCAACAGGCCATTGTTGATAGCTGTAACCGAGGCGTTAATCTCACGCTGCGGGTCAACCCATGCGAAGCCACGACCACGGAAAATGATGTTGGATGAGAACTTGTTGAACTTCTCGTTCGTGGCAGGAATGTTCATCGACCCAAAGTCCAGCGCACTATCTAGCCAAGCGTTAAACACTGGCTCGCAGAAATGCTCGATAACAAACGACTGGAGCATCTTGTAGTTGTCACGCTCCTCGATAGTTCCTTGACGGATAGACGAGTAAGACACGCCAGTCAGGTCATTAGCCAAGCTGGTGTAAGACACGTTAAGACCAGACGCGATACCGCGAAGAACAGCTTTCTCGAAGCTGTCAAATGCAGTCGTTGGGTGCGTTGGGTCAATCATCTTGAAGTCGTGACCCTCTGGCAACTGGTAAACACTGGCTGGTTCCATGTCGATGATTGGGACATCGTCAACCACGTCATCGCCAACAAACTCGTCGCCTGACGGGGTCGTGATGATACCAAACTTAGCTGCCGCCGCACGAGCCGCAACCAACTCAGCTTCGCGGTATCCGCCAAGCATCTTGAGTGACGCAATGGCAGGAGCCATGAAAGGTTCGCCGCGTGTCTGATACTGACGTTGCTGCATGAAAATATGTATCATCTCGGATGCGTCAACACGAACCAGCTTTGCTGAGTTCTGTGCCGTGGCAATTGCCATGTCGTTTGGGTGACGAGTTTTGACGTAGTAAGCGACAGGTCTGTGATACTGGTCAAGCTCTACGCCCATACGGATTTCGTTGCCGTTCTGTGCGCGTCCGTTCTTCTCAGTGTCCACCATCTCAGGCTCTAGGAACTGTAGCGAGAAGCCATCTTGGTAACGGTTGCTGCGAACTTTCTTGGCAAACACTTCACCGTCACGAGCTAACGCTTCCGCAACGTAACGCTGGCAATCGAGCCAAGACATGCGGCCAGATACTTCTGGGTTGCCGAGCTTCGCCCAACGAGCGAAACCGTCTTCGACAATCTTGTTGCCAGTCGCGTCAAGAGAGCCATCGATATTGCGAGCGCGGACTTGCAGGGTGAAGCCCTTCTCTCCGACGACGTTAGTCTTAATCATGCTTAGGAAGCGTTTGGCATATTCGTTGTTACGAGCTAGGTCTCGGCTTCGGTTGCGAAGCACTGTGAGGGAATTGTTAAGCTCCGCATCAGCAGATGTATTACTGGCTAGAAAGTCAGCGAACAGACGACCCTGATTAGCCCCAGAGTAGCTTCTTCGGCCACTTGGCATTTTACGTCGCTTAGGAGATGCTTCATTGCGACGAAGAAAGTCAAAGAGTGCCATTTAGAACCTCATCAGAATAGTGGAGTTAGTTTTGCGTCCGTGCTTGATTGCTTCGCTGCGCTTGTTTAGAGCAACTTCCTTGCGGTAGTGATTTCGCCAATCGACGAGTTCTTCTGGCGAGAACTTGGTGAGCGAGCGGCCAGCAATCGAGTAACTCGATACATCGCTATCAGCCTTGCCCTCAAGAATGCTTTCAATCTTGTTTAGCATAATCTCGGCATGAGTGCGCGGGTCTACGTTGTTATCGTAATCACTCATAACGTCGAACTCGCCACGGTCTATTACAAGGCGGTTGTCGTCGCTATTGCGAATGACTTCTAGTTGGTAGTGATAGTGGAATGGGTCATAGTCCTCGGTGACGCTGCTTGCTGCTGTGAACAGGTAATCGTCTCCACTGTTTGTAGCAACAACTTTTATCTCGGTGTTGTTGCCAGTGGAGGCGCGAGCGACGAAGTTCATTGTGTAGAGGCTGTTAGGGTAATCGTCGGAGTAAGTGCTTACCTTGAACTGAAAGAAGTCACCGACAATAAGTTCCAGTGGAACGCCCTCTGGTGCATTTGCTGCATCAAATAAATTAGCCACGACACGCTCCTTGCGTAAAGAATGTTTGCTTTCTGTCCCGCGCTTTTACGCGCTTCGAGTGCCGACCCTTTCGGCTAATCTTTTGCTTATCACGAGGGCTGTCCACTTTGAACTTACTAGCCATCATCGCCACCCATTAACAAATCCACCATCTCGGCGCGGCATACTTCGCCTCACCTTCTTGGTGGTCTTAGCTTCACCATCGGCATTTTCGTGTCCTGCCAAAGACCTTTGTGCAACAATGTTAACATTTACACCAACTATTGACAATGCCGCTAAAGCGTAAACTCTACAGTCGAGTGCTTCGTTCCTTTGGCGCACTTTTATCCACTCTCGGCGGTGGAAACCCTTGTGATACTTCTTGACGACCTTCTCAGCCGTAAGCATCAGGAAGTATTCATCTGTGTAGTCTTTCGGGAAGTGACAGTAACCAGCCCCCAAATCCTTAATCTTGAGGTGAGAGTATACCATCTCCTTTGCAGTATCTACCCCGATGGGAAATAGCTTGCACTTGATGTGGTTGTTCGTGCTTGGTCGTCCGACAATCGGCTTGCCCTCGCCGCCGACACCTTTGATAGCGAAGACCCGACGAGACAGCCGGGGCTTGCAATACTTGTAAACGGCTTGCGTGTGGTGTCCACCCGTATCAATAGCAGACGCCTTAATCTGCAACTCTCTGCCATCTTGCGTCTTGTAGGTTACAGCCAAGAAGTTATCTAGGTCTGCCCAGACCTGACCAGAAGCAGGGTCGCCGAAGATAGCTCGATACTCAATTGACCAAGTTTCGGAATCACGCCCATGCCCCAAGACCTCCATTTCTAAACGGTCATCTTGCACGTCGATACCCGCCGTAACAAACACGACCTCTTTTGGTAAACTGTCTGCCGTGTAATCTTCTCTATGGGTAGCAATCTGAAAGTCGTCGATGCGCTCGCCATCGTCTTCCCAGCTTTCGCCAAGATAGGTATTCACCCAAACACGAAGTGTCTCTGGCAGCTTCTTAGCTTCGAGAAAGTCAGCCACGGCAGAAGACAGAGGCGTCCACGGACTGCACAAACCAGATAGTCGGAAACCCGCCCTTCCGACAAATGGCGCGGTGGCTCGCCATTCCCCTTTGCGGATAGCTTTATACCTAGCCGCATCATCCCAGACCCCGCCACATTCCTCACAAGCGTAATAAGCTGTATCAGGTTTGCCATCGTTCCAGTGGACGTTCGACCACTTCATAATCTGGTGGTGGCCGCACTCGGAGCAGGGGACATGATACTCTCGTTTGTCCGTGTTTTCAAATAGGGCTTCAATCTTTGACGAGTTCTTGACCGTAGGTGTGGATACGGCGACTTCCTTCCTGTTCCAAAAGGTTGCGCTACGCTTGCGAGCCAGTTCGTATGGGTCGCCCTCATCTCCAGCAGAGACAGGCCAACGGTCTAACTCATCCGCAAGGATTACGCGAACAGGTCGGCTGGCCAAAGACGCAGGACTGTTTGCGCCGCACATCGTTATGTGTCCGCCAAAGAAGTTCTTCTTGAGTGTCGTGTTGCCACTGTCGCGGGACTTAGGGTCGGCAACCTTACCTTGCAGCACGGGGCTGTCTCGTAGCATAGGTGCGAGCCTGTCCTTCGAGAACGTCTGCGCCATATCTAGCGTTGGCTGGATAAGTAAGATGGGCGAGGCGTCCTGATGTATGTGATAGCCAATCAAGTTGAGCAACATCTCCGTCTTGCCAACCTGAGCGCACGACATAATGACGACACCCTCAATCTTCGGGTCACTAACAGCGTCTAATATCTCTCGTTGATACTCTGCTCGGCTGGTGTGCCACGAGCCGACCTCGGCGGAACTCTCTGGGGACAGCTTGCGATACTTGTCAGCCCACTCACTAACCGTCAGCTTGGGGGGTGGCTTCATAGCCTTGCGGATAGTAGATGCGAGTTTTAGCTCAAGCGTCTTCTTCTGCTGTTTGCGTATTGTATCCGACCAACTCATTGAGTGCTTCCTCTATCATCTCTTCTATCACGGCTCGTGCTTCTGCTGGCTTGGCGCAGTTTAACACAAGAGGTGCTGCTTTACTGGGAATTGCCAGAAGTCTAGTTCTGACTGCGGACGCTTGTTGCCCGAACTGTTTAGCCACGTCATCAATGTAGACAAGCTCGCCACGAAGGTTAGCGTTCTCCATCTCTTTCGCGTCAGCCTGCTCTTTAGCAAGCCTAGCCCGTTCCTCGCCCAAGTCGAGTTCACCAGCCTTTGCACGGCCAGCAGCCACGCTGCGTAAGTGACGGATGTATTCTGTGCGAGCCTCAACCAAGTCGTATTGGCCTCGGTCTTTCTTAGTTATCGTGCCACGAGCTATAAGGTCATTGACCATCTTTGTTGATAGGTCAAGCTCCTGCGCCACATTTACGATAGTCGCCATATGCGTCTCCTGTTTCCACCGTCACAATTTATAACACACGAGGGTCGTCATCGCCAAGCCCCTAAGTTCTAGGCTGGAACTAAATGACAAACGTGCCTCCGCTTACCCTCGGAGGTCGTTTTGCGCCAGAAGAACCTAACGTCAATTTGGCGGGGGGGTTTTGGGGGGGTCACAGGCGGCCTAATAAGAGGCGGCTTGTGTTTTGGCTTGCAACCAAGAAACGCTTCAGCGTCTCATTTTGGTGCCCTAGCGCGTAAATCGGTAAATGCTCGACGATTGACGCAAAGGGGAGATAGGAGCGTTCTAATGCTTTGGGGTGCTAGTGACTAGGCGTCAAAAGTGCGCTTGTGCGGGCTTCTATGCGCCCCGGTCTTACAATGCGCGGCAACCATGAGGCAGCGCATGGGCTGGCGCATAGGCTGGCGCACAAAAAAAACCCCCGCCGATTAGGGCGGGGGCTATGGGTCGAGGGTTAAAGGGTAAGGCTGGCGGCTATAGGGTGCCGATAGTTAGGGCAAGCCATATCATAAAGCAGCCCGCCAGCGTGTTAATTATCGCCATAAAAGCGCGGTCGTCGTTCATGTAGAAAGCCCCCGCCGCTTGGCTTCTTGCTCAATTGCCGCGCCTAATCTTTCTTGAGCCAATTCGGGCAAATCAATATAGCGGTGCAAAGTTTCTCGCGTGGTGGCGTTTGGGTTTTCCTCATTCCACTTTACAAACTCTTTGGCAGCGCGAGCCGCTTCTAGTTCGGCGGTGAAAGTTTCAGTGTCGTGGCGCATAACCTCCCGCGCCCCGTTTTTGTCGTGATGTGTAAAAATAATATCAGCCATTGGCTTTTTCCTTTCTATTGACTAGCGACCGCATCGGCCTTCTTTACGCTTGCCCCATGAGCGGGGAAACCGATTATCGTTTTACGATTGCCAACCGCGCATAGCTTGCACGTAGCGCAAGAAACGGCGGGCATATATGAGGCCGGGCAAGTGACAATCTTGCGGCCTTGCGGTGTAGTTTGGGGCAAGGTTTCAAGCCTTGCCTTGTAATCCGTCACGCTCTCGCCCTTGGCTATCTCATACTCACTAGGCAAAACCGCCGCGACTGGCGCAATATCCAAAGCCGCCAGCTTATCCGCATGGTCGATATTATTTGCGCTTAAGTTGATAGTGAAGCCGCCAGCGTTAGCAGCGCGAACGGCCTCACGGTTGGCCGCATTTTCGATTGTGTCATAATGCGTATAAGTAAAACCGCGCTTGCCCTTGTTGGCTTTGGTCAATTCCGCCAGCTTTTCGGCGTCTATTGCTTCACCGTCTCCCGCTAAATCGCCAGAAACATTGTGCCGCCAGATTTGCGTTGGATATGTTTTGCGCTTTAATTCGTCGATTAAATGCGCCCAATCGCCGCCGCGTTCGCCTTTGGTTACCTTTTCCCAATGCATATTCACATGCCCGCCGAATGCATAGCAGCCATTCTTGAAGAAGGGGCAAGCCTTCGCGCATGTATCCTTTGCGCTAGTAGTGGCAGGAATTGCGCCAAGTTTAGCGTTTCGGCTTATTTGTGTTAAGTGATAATTACTCATTATCTAAGTCCTCCAGTCTTTCTTTCCATTCGTCTTCGCCATATTCGATAAAGCAGGGCTGGCAAATAAAAAGCGTTTTTCCCGTTTCGGTTTCTATTGTTTCAAGGTCTCGCTCATACACGCCGCCGCCGCAATCGTCGCACGGTTCCATTATTTAACCCCCCAAATGATAAAGAACGGCGAACAAATCGCGCCAAGGAATAAGACCGCCCACGCGGCCAGAAAATAGCTATCGACACGCGCCATTTTTTCGGCTTGCTTGCGGCCAAGATAAAGCCGCGCTGCTTGTTCGCCTTGGCTCATTTTCGGGCGGTTAAAATGCGCCGCCATCTCATGCGGCTTTAGTGTTCTCACATTTACTTGCAAGCGTTTCATTGTGTAGCTCCTCAAAAGTTGCGCTTGATTGCGTCTTACTCATTAAAGATATGTCACAAAGCGCGACAATGCAAGCGGCAATCAGTAACAAAATGTTACAAAATGAGACAAAGCGCGGCAAATCGGGCGGCAAATCATCGACCAAATCGGCCAGCAAATCGACGCCCTAACCCTCCAGTGGAAATAACCCTCCAGTGGAAATAACCCTCCAGTGGAAATAACCCTCCAGTGGAAATAACCCTCCAGTGGAAATAACCCTGCGGTGGAAATAGTTAAATGATTAGCCTTGAGGTTCGAAGTGCCGACACTAATGCGGCTTCGGTCTCTGCTTTCATGCGCCTCTTTACACCACGCAAAACCATATTGGTTGGATTGTATTTTGCTGTGTTGGTAACACTGTGGGTGAATACATAAGCAGCCTTCACCGTCTTCTTGCCAGTCTTGACCATCAGGACACTGTTGCCGCCTTTGTCGCCAAGCATGAAAGACCTGTCTTGGTTATATAGCGTCTTGGCTTGTTTGGCCTTGCTCACCTTGCCTGTCTTTCGGCTT